ACACCTAGCGAGGATTTAAACCCTTACTACGGCCGTTATATCCAGCTTGCAGGTAAGATTCATAACTAGAAAGGATTGTAATATGCAACTATTATCAAGAGAAGCAGAACTTGAATTACTGGAGAAAGTAGGAGATCACTTAGCTAAAAGGATGGAACTGGAAAAGCAACGTGATGACAACTGGGACTTGATTTCTAGGCCTGAGGTATTAGAGAAGTTAGGTATTAGTGGAACCACGTTAAATAACTGGGAAAAAGAAGGTTTGAAACCTCTTCGTTCGCCATTTGAAAGTAGTAAGAAAGTTTATTACCGCAAGAGTGATATTTACAATTTTCTTGCAGTAGATTAGGAGGTGTAATGAGAATAATAGAGTTTACTATATCAGTTGATAAAATGCCCCTATTTGGCTTTCTCAAGTCAAATCCTACTCAAGTATGGAAGAATGGGGAACACTACAAATTTACCTACTATGAACCTATAGACGAGGCGTTGACGAGTTTTCATTATAAAGACTTGTATGTAGCAATCAAGGAAGAGACCGAGCAAGTAGAGGGCTGGGAACTAGTCAGAGATTTGGATATTGCTTTGGCCAGTCCTGACTTGCTCACAATCCTGAAAGAATTAGAGGTAAACAAATTGACCGAGCAACGACAGGGGCTTGGAGTGGAGTTGAAAGGCTGGATTTTCGATCTAATTTGTAATGGCATTTATACCAGAAACGAGACTTCACTCTTTGTCAGACTGCTATTTGTGAATGGCTACAGTTTTAGTCAGCTGGTGGACTTGTTTTCTGCAATCGTAAAAAGAAAAGACCTAGCAAGCTATTTTTTAGAAGTAGCAAAAATATTTTATAAGGAGGTAGCATTTGAATATTAGGGACAAATTGAACAAGATAATTAAAATGAACTGGACAGAGACAGACTTTGGCTGCTCAAAATTGAAAGCAGACTATAAAAGGCAATTATCAGATATTTGGCAGTTAGATAGCTTGAATAAACTTCATTATCAGAGTAAGGAAATAACTATCTCTTCTAGTGAAGTTATGTATAGTGCGGATGTAAATGGGAAAGAAATCAATTTTATATCCGCAAAAATAAAGCCAAAGAAAAAGGATGATAATGTAAGTATTTCTTTTAAAAAAAACTTTCCACCGTTCGCTAAATTAGTAATCGATTATCTTTTAGGTAGATATGAGCTTTATAATGGTCAATTATATGATGTGAACAACAGGCAGGCCAAAATGATTGATGATATAAAATTGGCAAATCTATATGGATTTAAGCATGATACCGAGTTTGTATTGGATATTTTAAAAGGAATTGATAAACATTTCCATATTGAGCCAATCAGAGTTCTAAAACCATTTCAGATTGCTGGGAATGATTTTGTTATTGATTTGGAGAAACACACGTTGACCAGATGTGTTTTGAATAATGAGATTTCATTTTTTAAGTATTATCCAGTTGATTTTGAAACTGCTAAGAGTAGTAAAAAGATTGCCAATAAATTTTTACACTACGTTATTGAAGATCCTGACAGTTTCCACAATGCACAATTACAGACATACTACATAGCACAAGTTGCCAGTGGATTGAAAAACAAAACCAATTTCTTTATAACCAAGTCTGGAATAAGAACGGGTAAAGGATTGAGACATATCGCCTTATCTGGACTGTTTAATAAAATCGATGTTGAACTGGATAACTTGGTTTCACGAGGATTTGACGCTTTGAATGCTTGGGCTATGTTTTCGGGTGGGGAAATGGCCTTAGCGACTGAGCAAGGAGATATTATTGGAGATAAAATTGAGCGTGTTTTAAAAGTAATTGCAACCGAGAAAACACACGTAGCCAGAATTGTAGGAGGAAACCAAGGACTTGTCATGCTTTCTAGTGTTTTGTGTATTGATACCAATAGGAATGTATCTCTTTCAGATGAAATGAACGGGCGCAAAGTATTGATCCAGTATAAGGATAGACCAGCTGGAGAAACTGACTTGGAGCGTGAAGAAGCCTTTGCCGAATATTGGCAGGCATTTACACTACCAGATAAATCACCAAGGATTGAAGGGTGTATCGGTTTCTTGCTATCCAGTCTTGATTATTTCAACGAACAAGAACAGAAATTCATCTGGAAAAATGTTGAGGTGTATAATGGCGATGAAGCACTTGATGATTTTCAGATAGCTTTGATAAATCTACTACAAAAGACTGATTTTGTCCCTAAAACAGATAACTATGTGATTGATGAACTTTATAATAAAACATATGGCAAAAATGCTATTGAAGCAGGGAAAGCATTGACAACTATTGGAGTAGAGAGAAAAAGAAAAAAGCTAGATGGTGAGCTTGTCAGTGGATATATTATTGGTAATCAAAAACGATTTGATACTTTTGTTATCAAAGAAGAAAAGAGGGAATTAAGAGTAGATTTTTCAATTTTTGAAGAACTTGGAGAACTTGAAGGTACACAATGAGTACACAGGTTACACAGGTGGTACACAGGTACCAGTGAACCGCTTCAGTTCAGTAATATCAATGATTTAGCAATATCGGTACACAGGGTACATAGGTTTACCGAGAGTTGAAACAAAAAAAACAAAGATAGATAAAAAAATATAAAAATGGTATATAGAAACCCGTGTACCCTATGTACCAAGCTGAAAACCCTTGAGGTTGTAAGGTTTATAGGGTACACAGGTAGGTACACAGGTAAGATGACCTATGTACCTTTCTAAAATAAAGGAGTAAAAATGAATTTCGTAACCGCAAAAGAATTGACAATAGCTTTAGATAGCTTAAACGAATGGATGGCAGAGAATCCTGATTTAAGATTGACGGATATAAGATTGGGAAAGTGTACTTCAAAAGAAGTCACGTTTAGAGTTGAATATGTAGATTTGAGGAAAGGATATGAGCATGAAAGTTAAATTTTTCTACCATAGTTACATAGATAACAAAGAAAACTTTGAGCAAAGAGTAAATGACTTCATGGCAACTGTTGAAGTGGTAGATGTAAGACATTCAGAGGTTTGTTTGAGTGATGGAAAAAGATTTAAAGCATTTACCAATGTGATGGTATTATACAAGTAGCAACACAGATGAAAGGATAACGAATGGAGATACAAAATGGCTTTATTTATTTTAGAAATTATGGTAAAATAAAACTGTTAGAGATCCCGAAGTTTGGAAGCGTAACGCTTAAAATACAAGATGGCGAGATTGTCTCCAGCGTGGAATCTAAAACAACACAATACAAAAAGAATACTGACTGAAAAAATCAGAGGTATAGCATAAAGTAGAGTAATCTATTTTAGCTATGCCTTTTTTGTTTTTGGAAAGGATGGAGGAAAAAGAAATGCCAACATTGCAGGAAATCAAAGATCAGGTAGATAATCTACGTCAACAATTAGCTATTTTTGATGGTTTTGATGAGGAAATCAAGAAAACACAGGAAGAAGTTGAGTATATCAAAGCTAAAAAAGCTGAAATGCAAACCTTTGAAGATTTTAAAGCGATCAACTCAAAAGAGAAGTACATTGCTGATTTAAGGGAGCAAAAGAAAAAACTTGAATGTGAACGAGTTGGAGATATTGCTACTAAAGCCGTGGGGCTTAGTGTTACACCATATTTTAAAAATGGACTTGAACAAGATAAGACTATTAAAAATCAACGGCAGGAAATCAAGCAGAAATCTATTGAACTGATTGAGTTAATCGAAAACTATAACGAGACATACAAAAACACCGCCCAGAAATTGGTTGATGAAGTCTTAGGAACAGGTATTCAAGAATTGTTTGATAAAATCAATAGTTTGCCAGAATACACACGAAAAAATGGCTATGTTTCATGTGGTGTAGCTAGTTACACTGGTGAAAGTAATCGTTATTTAGATTCTACAGACACTTTGGGTTATATTATTGGACGAATCAGACTATTTGAGGGAGAATAAGAAATGATTGATAAAGAATTAGAAGAAACGATCCGTGAGGTTGAAGAAGAACGCCGTCAAAAAGAGTTTATCGAGAACGTTAACAAGAAACTGGATAGATTAGTGGGCGCTCAGGAAGAAGCTAAATTGAATGATAAGGCTAAAGAGTTTAAGAAAATGGGTTATTTAGAGCGTGTTAACCTTTTAAATAGTGATCCAGACTTATATAATAAGTTGCGTGATAAAGTAAAACGTGGTTTGTAATGCAGAGGGGGAGGAATCCCCCTTTTTACATAAATAAGACAGAATTACACACGAGGTAGGGGAATGAGTAGAAGTTTAAAGGAACGGATCAGAAGATTACAAGAATATGCTTCAAAGATAGAATACGCAACAACAGATGAATGTATATCTTTATACGTGGATTGTTTAAGATTTGCTTTTCAGCAAGATGAAATAAAAATAGATATGGATGATTTCATTAAAACGCCATTTAAAGATATTAAGCTAGCAGACTATAAGAAATCACAAAAACGTATAGATGAACTTAGGGAAATGACTGGGATAAGTGAGTTTCCAGAATTAGAGCAATAAAGAGAGGTGGATTAGTATATGGCAGAATTAAGCAGAAAAAAAGAAATCTTTCTAGCAAACTATCTCATGACTGGTAACGTAAAGAAAGCCAGTGAGATGAGCGATATTACAAGAAAAACGGCATACAATTACTTGAATGACGCAACCTTTAAGAGAATTTACCGTGAAAGACGTAGCGAGCAATTCAAAGAAGCGACTACTTTATTGCAAAATGCAAGCGTTGAGGCAGTCAACGTATTAAGGGAAATCATGCTTGATAGGAATATCAGCCCTTACGCTAGACAGCAAAGCGCCCAGACTATTCTAAACATGGCTTATAAGTCAGTAGAGACTGTTGAAGTTATGGAACAAATCGAGATATTAGAAGCGAGGTTGCCAGAATGAGAGCAATCAAGAAACGCTTGAAACGGTTGAATGAACTGATAATAGCTGATGAAGTTGATATTGTCTTTTTAACTTAAATAGACAGTGGAAAGTTTGAGGTAAGATATAGGATAGGTGGAAAGAATCCTAAAGATTTTATAGAAGTCTATCCAACAAAAGAAGAAGCAGAGAAAGCATTATCCGAGATAAAAAACACAAAAGAGTTGATAATATTCTGGGATAATATCGGTTTTTGTGATGATTGATATAGTGAGGGAAAACAGTGAGAACTATTAAGAAACGTTTAGCAAAGGAGGGGGCGAATGGCTAAAACTAAAGCTAAAGAATGGTTGAATGAAGAAAAACTAGCGCTTGTTTCATATTGGGCAAAAAAAGGTTTGATTGATACGCAAATAGCTGAAAATATAGGCATTGTTCCCTCAACTTTTTATGAATGGAAAAAGAAGTATCCGGAGTTTTCGGAGGCCTTAAAGGACGGTAAAGAGGTAGCAGATGCCCAAGTTGTCAACGCTTTGCATAGGTCAGCTGTTGGATATTATTATTCAGAAGAAACAGTAACAAACACAGGGCAAGTTGTGTCGGTAAGGAAATATAGCAAACCTAACATAACGGCAGGCATCTTTTGGGTTAAAAATCGAGTCCCTGAAGATTGGCGAGATAAACAAGAAATTGAGCAGGTCAATAAAACTATCGAAATCAAGGTAGGTGATTGGGATATTGACGAAGACTAAGCCACCTTTAAAAGAAATAATCGAAATGACAAAAAAAGCACTTAGAATAACCTAAGTGCTCAAGAGTAGTGGACGGTGTGCCTGTCCCGTCATCTCATACTATGAAGTTGCGTAGCGACACTATCATCTCTACCTCACTTCTCTTTAGACTAATTATATCACAAAGGAGCGAACTAATGGAGCTGGATAAGTTTAAAACGATGATGAACGTAAGGGAGCGTATGGCTTACTTTCTGAGATTCCAGAGGATGGCAGGGAGTGAAAACCAAGTTAGTATCGATGAAGAGGCTTGGAAACTTGTCTTACCTGATCAGTGGAATTTGAGTGGTGAACATGAAAAAGCAATCCGTGAGGGGTTGGAGATATTCGCCCACGACATCAACAGCATAGAGAACGAGAGAGCCAGAAAATACTTCATTATCCATTATTGCTACATGAGAAAGAAAACAATGAGCGAATGTGTAGAGATGGCAGGTACTAGCTCCACTAGCTACCACCGATACAAACAGATAGCCGTCTTAAACT